AGAAGCACCACCGCCTCCACCTCCTCCAGAGTTATCATCATCAGCAGGAGACCATCTTGCATTTCCAGCATCCCACTTCAATACCTGACCATCTGTAACACCAGTAGTGTATACATCAGAGAGATTTGCAATAGATTTATTTACATCTAATAGTTCAACCCAAGCATTATTATGTGCAAAGTATCCACTACCAGTAGCGTGGACATGAGCAAACATACCATGATATGTACTAGCACTAACTGCTTGTAATTCAGTCAGTGTAGCATACACATTAGAGTATGTTATCTTATATGAACCAAAGTTAATATCCTGAGCACCTATACCAAAATCACCCAGTGTTGTTGGTATGGTAGGTTTTCCAGTTAAATCTGTGTAAGCACCAGTAGTAGCAACAGGTGCAAACGCTGGTTTGTTTTTAATATATTCAAGAGCACTTGGTGTACCTACGTTCCAGTCAACCTGTACCTGACCAGCAGGGATGTTAGGTTTATTAATTAGATCAGTGTAACTACCACTTACTGCAACACTAGCTAGTGCTGGTTTGTTTTTAATATAATCTACTTCACTTGAAACTACCTCATCCCAATCAACTTGTACCTGTGCATTTGGAATTGTTGGTAGAGTAGTCCACTGCAATGACGTACCATCAGTAGTCAGATACTGTCCTGACGTACCAACAATGCCATTTAATTGGAGTGGTTTACCTGTAGGAAGGTTCAGTCCCTCTTTCGCTTCTACAGGTCCGTTATCATTGTAATTGGCGATTTGATTCGCTAAGAGTTTTGACATACTTCTAGTCCTGAAGACACTTTTTCTAAGCTAGAAGTATTTAGGTCACTTCATATTCAGTGATATAATTGTCCGAGACTTACTGCTTCTATTGATAACTGACTCGTGATTTATCTGCGAAGGGAATATTATAATGTCACCCTCCTTACAACCTGGTTGAAAGGTAAGTAACTCACCATCACAAGTAAAGTACGAAGAATAAAATCTCGTAGTCTCATGTACCTGTGGATCAAAGTCTGCATAGAATACAGCAGACCACCCTTCAGGTCCATGATTATGGAGAGCATGAAATTCGTATTGTTCTTGTACCTGAAACCATATCCTATTGATATCATCGATAGGTTTCCTATAAAACTTTCTGTTTAATATATCTGCACTAAATCTCTGTAGATATGGACCTAGTACCTCCATGAATGGTCTGAACTCTTCGTACTCAGACTTCTCATAGTAACTGGTGTGACAAGTGTCACCTAAATCTTCTGGTTCTTTATTAATAACACTGTCATGATACGAATAAAGATCGGAAAGAATTTCTTCCTTCCGATCTGACCATTCCTCAATATGATACTGATAATATGGTGTCATAAACATACAATTATCAGGCATAGGGTATGCAGAAGCATACCCTTTATTAGGAATTTTATCCATTGCCATCTGTCACAATAAAATCAGGATGATTTGATGGATCAATAGTTACTTCGCCACTGGTAACAGTGTCCCATTTATATTCACCTGTATTCAAATCTACATTACTCTCAAGATTGAAATTGTATTGAGTAGGAATGTCATATAAATGACCACCAAACTCAAACACCTCTTCATCATTCCCAAATTGTCCACGTACAACCTTCAACTTTTCTGTCAGATCTGCATACATGGAAGCCAGTTGTGGAACCAAGTCTGCGTACTGCTCTTCTAACGAACCAATCAAAGCCAATCTAATCTCTTCTTTAGCATTCAACAAATGTGTTCTAACTTCAGACATAATTTATCTCCTGTAGGTTTAATTAGATATCACAAATCCCAGTTAAGTCATTGGGATCTTGTGGTACCATGAGTATTTTAGCACCATCTGGTTTTTTAATCAATACCACTTCACCTTTCTCAGCCTTTTCTTGCCACTTGTCAAGATCTTTTTGCCATTCATCCTCAGTAATTTCAATCATAGATTCATACCACACAGCAGATGTTCTTTTTTTGCATGTACTGAATGGACTCACGACATCCACCCAAATTTTCACCGTTCAATACTACTTGAGGGAAGGTAGCACCTTCACCAAACTGTTCATAGAATGCTTCTCTAGTAAAATCTCTTTCTAATTTGTATTCAACATATCTCAATTCTGATAAACCTAAAACCTGTATTATTTGTTGGCAATAAGGACATCCATCCTTAGAATATACGGTGAAGTTTTGATTCATGTTCCTTTTTTAGCAGCGAGGTAGTCTCTATTAAAGAGGTCTAGACCTTCACGTGTTAACACATGATCATACATCTTATCAAAAACGTTGATGGGTAGAGTACATACGTTTGCACCGTACTCAAATGCTCTACCTACATCTCTTACATTCCTAATAGAAGCAGCAAGTATCTGTGTCTCCACGTTATGTCTACTATATGTATTCGCAATATCTTTTACCAAACAAAGACCACCGAATGAGTTATCATCCACACGTCCTACAAATGGTGACACATATGTTGCACCTGCTTTTGCAGCAAGAATTGCCTGTGCCACTGAGAACACTAGAGTCACATTGGTAAGCACATCATCTTTACTCAACTCATAGCATGCTTTCAATCCCTCACGTGTACATGGTACTTTGATAGTAACATTACTACTAAGATCAATGTATGGTTGTGCTTGTTCTACCATCTCATCAGCAGTATCTGCTACTACTTCAGCAGAGATGGAATCTAACATAGGACATGCTTGATAGATCTCTTCTATCACATCACTCTGCTGCCTACCTGACCTTAGTATAAGGGTAGGGTTAGTAGTGACACCATCAATCAATCCAGTTTTGTATCCGTCAATGATCTGACTCACCTCTGCGGTGTCTAAAAAGATTTTCATTTTATTTTACTATGCTGGTTTAAAGGTTCCATTTTCAGGAACTGTTCGTTGTTATTATAGTATAGTTTATAGTTAGTAGTGTTAACCCAGTACCCAACGATGTCCGAACCATCACAATAGTATCCATAACTTGTAACTGGTTCGTTTATCCCATCAATACGAAAGGTTTTATTGCTACCAATATAGGATCCAAATTTCTCATCAAGGTTGATCATCTATCTTCAAAGGTGAGTTTACGGACCTTTCGTTTGCGTCGATCCTCCTGATATTTTAACTCTTCTGGAGAGAAAAGTGATGCTTTCTTGACATTCTTATTGGACTGTAACAATTCAACTTTTGCCATGTCGTTAGCAGACACAGTATCCCCATGCAGTGATGTCATATTACTACATCCACAGCATGTGAACTGTGCTGAATTAGCAAACAGTTCCTTGCCACAAGCAAGACATTTTACGCCCGTCATTCTTCTTTAAAGTAATCTTTCCTGTAGTAACGTCCTAGAATGTTACTGTTATAATACTTTGGTGAACCATCATCCAGAGTTTCCTGCAACACATTGTTCAGAAAGAGTTGCTTGGTCTCCTCATAGTTGGTTCTGCCAGGGGTGGTGTGGAGGGATAGGATCTCTCTCTTGAAACATTCGTTCCCAAGTAATTTTCTATCTCCTTTAAGTTCTTCAGAGCTTCCGTAGTATCTTTTCCAATCACTCTCAGACGTAACCCTCCTCTTACCACCTCTAGGTTTACGTTTTGACCAGAAATATTTCCTGCCGATGTATTGCTTACCCGACTGGAGATTAGTAATCCTGTAGACGAAACCGAACTTATCGTCAATGTCGTCAGTAGTAAAAGTTGCGCCCTTATAGGTCCAGGCATTTGCATATAAGCCTTCAACCACTTCGGCCTCTGAGGAGGTCGCCATCCTAAAAATTTCATCACTATTCCTTAGTATTTATGTCTTCCCCTACAGGGAATCCTAATGTTTTGTATTCGAGCTGAGTCTTCAGAAAGAGAATCTCATCCCTGAGATCTTCATTCTCTTTCTCAAGATACTCGCAATGTTCTTGGTAGATTATTACGCTCATAAACCTATTTAGGTAGATACGATAAGACTTTATAATATTTTTAGATTATTACACCCAACGTGTAACGGTGAGTTCAATGGAGTTATCATCCATCTCCCACTCTTCTGCAACCTGCCATCCATCCTCTGCGACTGTGTTGTGAACAGTCATCCTAGCATACTGTTGAGTAACCTTATCAAGGAATCTCTCAGGTGGGATAGGTTGCTTCCAAGTTTGAAGATCTGTAACAAGTTCATAAACACCTTCCTTGTTTAATCTGAATCCAATGTCATCACCAACAGCAACATCAACATTCCATTGCTTGTGCTCATGATCTAGAGGATTCTCTAACATAACATCAACCTCTACGTTATACTGTAGAAGTTCTAGTGCTTCAATCAGTTGTGGCTTGTTCTTGATCTTGGTTTTGATTGTGCTGAAGTGTGACATTGTTATAGTATTCTGGTTTAAGTTCTCTGGTTACTACTGCACCTAGTGCTTCTTCAATAGATTCGGTAAGTTTTAGACACTCACCACCCTGCTCTCCTATAACCTCTTCAGTTACAGTTCCATCTTGATTAATAATAAATTTTAACATCTGTTGTTTCATAACGGTATTAGTACAGAACTAGGATCAGATAATGTAGTTAAGTCCCAAGCAAGTGTGATTCTAGGAGTGTCAGTATTATGAACTGAAGTAAAGTGTGGTACTGTTCCTGGAAATAAACTTATTGTGCCTGGTTTGTTATTACTATAGAATTTATAACCATCTTCAAGTTGATATAATGGATGGCAGTATATAGTTTGAGATTCGTCACAAGTTACAACCATATTACCTGCAAGGTATGAATGAGGGTGTGTAGAATGAACATGGTTTCCAATCTTTTCACCTCGTCTCAATACATTAAACCAAGCACGTATGAATATCTTACCTTCCTGTCTATAGTTAGTGTTGCCACTTACCTTTCTATTATATTCTTTATGAAACTTCCTAATAACCTTACGTAGGTTAGTGAGTTCAGAACATTCATCCTCCCACTCAAATATATTATACTTCCTCAACCTTTGTGTTAAAGTTGGTCCTTGAGGAGCAACCTCAGGTTCTGGTTCAAACTGCTCAAGTGTAAACTTCTCTTTGGATAGAAAGAAATCTCTCAGTACATCCAGATCTATGTCCCAACCTATACTTTCAAAGATACACCAACGGTTTTCCTTTGGTGCATAAGGTGTTTGTGGTGGTGGACAATCAAAGACCATCATGTTCCTATCACCTTGACCACCATCAGTTATAAAATTATCTGTCATTCAATATCCACCATAAGGATCATTCTCAGGAGTGAACTCCTGTTCGGTATACTTCTTTACACTTTGCTCCCACTCCTGCATAGAAGAAGAACAATCAGGTGGTTCAGGGTCTTTGATACCTTTCATCTTCTTCCACTTGTTATGTAATGCACCCATCATCCATGACTGAGAAAGACTCTTAGGACCATTCTCTAGTAGGTCAAGTTCATACCTGCTAGAAGTATATCCCTTCATCTCTTGTCTCCAGTCTGGTTCTGGAATGTCACACTCTTTAAGATCTTCAACACATGCTTCTTCACACTCAGTATCATTGATGTCACACTCACTAGAGCATTCAAAGTATTGATCGGCGCAGTCTTTTTCATTTGTCATAGTATCGGCAACTCTTTTGTATCTGTATCTAAACTAACTTCATTATTTAATAAAGTAAGGTCAAAAGCCATAGTAATTCTTGGTTCCTTACCTTTATGAACTGTTGTATAGTGTGGTATATAATTTGGAAATAGTGTTATTGTACCAGGTTTATTCTCTAATGGAAAGATACCTTGATCATGTTGAAAAGGATTGACATATACAGTATCACTCTTATCACATTTTACTGTTAGATGACCACCAAGATATGTGTACCCATGTGCAGAATGATAATGCTTAGAAATCTTCTGCCCCTTTCTCATAACATTATACCAACACCTTATACGCACACGTGGTACCCTATGATCCTGACCAAATAAACTCCTTGTGTATTGTTTATGAAACTGTTTGATCTCTCTACGAACATACTGGCAAATAGGTTCATCCCATTCCATGACATTATAATATTGGAACCTAGAAGTAACACTATTCGGTCCCAAATTAGTACTACCATCACTGGCAGCAGGATATTTTTCTATTAGTTCAGGTTCCTTCCTCAATAGAAGTTCAGACAACTCACCACAATCAATATCAGTTTGCTTTTCCCCTATAGTATACTCCCACTTGGGTGCAAACGGTGAAAATTCTGGTGGGTTTTCAAAATCATAACCTTGCCACTCACCCTGCTTCATAATTTAAAACCAGCAAATGTATCCTTCTTAACGTCCTGTTTGATGCTACCCACCATGTAGCTCTCGACCTCTGTCTCTTGTGGTGCAACCTGCATACCTTTAGATGATAACCAATGTGCAGTCCATGGTAATGGATTGTTTGCTAATGGAATATCAAAGATAGGTTTCAATCCCATTGACTTTAACCTACGATTAGCAGTCCACTCAACATACTTCTGTAATAGTTTATCATTCAAACCAATAATAGATCCATCCTTAAACAAATACTCTGCCCATTCAATCTCTTCTGCTACACAATCCCTAAACATCTGATAGACATTCTCCTCTTCTTCCTTTGCTATCTCTATCATCTCTGGATCATCCCCTTCATTCCACTTGTTGAGGATGTTGTTGGTGATAGCCATGTGCTGTGATTCATCTCTGGCGATGAGGGAAATAATCTTTGCTGAACCTTCAAGTAATTTGAGTTCACCAAAAGCGAAACTACAAGCGAAAGATACGTAAAACCGAATACCCTCCAATACATACACATTTGCAACTGCCCTATATAAATGTTTCTTTAAATCTTTACGTGTCCACTCAGCATTAATATGATCTCTCATGTCAGACTTCCAGTTGTTACTCTGACCATATTCATTTGCTATGTTAATGAACTCATCGTATGCTTTAGTCACTGACTCAGCACGTGCTAGTATCTTCTCATCATCTAGTATAGTATCAAACACATCAGAAGGATCTGAATATACATTCTTAATGATGTGAGTATATGATCTACTATGAATCATCTCCATAGTCTGCCATATATTCATGCAACCTTCAAGCTCAGGTAGTGAACAGTATGGAGCGAAAGCCATACCAGGAGCACGACCTTGTACCGAGTCCAAGAGGATCTGGTACTTAAGATTGCTGGTAAAGATATGTCTCTGTGCTTTATTGAGTGTTTGATAATCTGCTCTGTCCTTCTGTAAAGATACTTCTTCTGGTCTCCAAAAGAATCCTAGTTGTGTTTGTGTTAACTTATCAAAGATAGGATACTTAAACTTATCATATCTCTGGACTCCTAAAGGAGGACCAAAGAACATCTGTCCTTTGGTGGTATCAGTCTTCTTTGTATTAAAGACTGTCATACCTTTAATATCAGATCGCACAGCTTTCACAAGTTTCATCCTCCGTAGCAAATATATCATCTAGTAGGTTAGTTATCTGTTGTTGATTGTCCTCTTTAATATCATCCTTCCAACCAATAGAATGAGCAGGTTCATCAACATCCTTCTTAGAATCATATGTATTTTGATAGTAAGAAGTCTTCCAACCATACTTATAGGTTGTCAGTAAGTCCTGTGCCATTACACTTGTAGGAACTTCAGAGTTCTCAAAGTGTTCTGGATTATATGACCAGTTACCAGAAATTGCCTGGTCAAAGAACTTTTGCATCACTGCTACCACATTAATATAACCTTCGTTACTAGGCATATCCCATAGCAGTGTATAGTTATTCTTCAGGGTAGCATACTGAGGAACGATTTGTTTGAGTGGTCCTTTCTTGGACTTTTTGACGGAAAGATAATCTCTAGGGGGTTCAATCCCATTAGTCGCATTAGAGACGACTGATGAACTTTCGCTTGGCATTTGTGCAGATAGGGTACTGTGTCTAAGCCCATGTTCCAGTATGGATTCTCGCAGAGCTTCCCAATCATAGTTAAGTTTGTTTGGTACAAGGTCATCAACATCCTTTTTGTAAGTGTCTATAGGTAGTATGCCATCTGCATACTTAGTACGATCAAAATAACCACATGCACCTTTATCCTTAGCAATGGTATTAGATGCTTTGAGTAGGTAGTATTGGAATGCTTCTGTCAATTCATGGACTAACTTCCATGCTTCTGGATCCTCATACTTAACACCATTCTTAGCAAGATAATGTGCTAATCCAATGTATCCTACACCTAGTGACCTGCGATTAATCGTACTCTGTTCTGCTGCATCTACTGGGTATGATTGATAGTCAATCAACTCTTCTAGTCCTCGTACAGCAAGGTCACATAATTCTTCTAACTCTTCTACATTACGTAGTTTACCTACGTTGACAGCAGAGAGAATACAGAGTGCAATCTCACCACTACCATCTATATGTTGGATAGGTGTTGTAGGTAGGGTTATCTCCTGACAAAGGTTACTCATTGTAACCTTATCCTTAAATGATGAGTGCTCATTGCAGTGATCTATATTCATGATATAGATACGTCCTGTCTCTGCTCTCTCCTTTAACAGATCAAGTATTAATTCTTGTCCACCAATGGTGGTTCTTGGTATTGATTCATCAGACTCATACTTCACGTATAAGTCATCAAAAGCATCTGTACCAAAACTATCATAAAGCCCTGGCACATCATGAGGAGAAAAAAGACTGATCTCCTCATTGGTAATAAACCTTTCATAAAATAGTTTACTTATTTGGATGCTGTAGTCGAGCTTTCTGACTCGGTTGTCTTCTGTTCCTTTGTTGTTTTTGAGTACCAAGATGTCGCTGATTTCTTGATGCCAGATAGGAAAGTGAACAGTTGCGGACCCCCCTCTGATGCCGTTTTGCGTACAACATCTGACAGTAGACTCAAATTTCTTAAGGAAGGGTACAACACCTGTGTGCTGAACCTCTCCACCTCTGATTCTAGAGTTGATTCCTCTGATTCTTCCAGCGTTAATGCCGATACCAGCCCTTTGTGCAACGTATTTCCCAATAGCCATATCAGAGCTAAAGATACTATCGAGGGTATCGTCAGAATCAACCAGAACACAAGATGCAAATTGACGTATGGGTGTTCTGACACCTGCCATAATGGGCGTTGGGATGTTGATTTTGTGCTTGCTGATTGCGTCGTAGTATTGTCGGACATAATTTAATCGTATATCGTGGTTATAATTTTGAAACAAGGTTACAGCAATCATGATATACATGTATTGAGGTGTTTCATACACCCTATTAACACTTCTATCTTGTACAAGGTACTTATCTGTTACCTGTCGAAGACCAGCATAAGTAAAAATCATGTCACGATCATGATCGATCCATGAGTTAATCTCATCCCACTCTTGTGCTGTATATTTAGTCACAATCTCATGGTCATAGACACCTTTCTTGACACATGCTTCAACATGTTTAGAAATGTGTGGATGATTATCCATCCATCGTGGACCATGAACTTGCTTGTATAAAGTAAACAGCAATAACCGTGCAGCAACAAACTGATAGTTGTAATGTTCCAGATCAATTAGATCACTCGCAGACCTAATCAAAATCTCTTGAATATCAGATGTTTTAATACCATCATAAAACTGTAGTCCAGAATTCATTTCAACCTGAGAGGCACTCACACCGCTGCCCAGACCTTCACATGCATCTTCTACTACGTGATGAATTTTGTCAAGGTTGAGAGGTTCTACCCCACCATCACGCTTGACTACTTTGATACCGTTGCTCATACTTTTTTCCAGTCGTTTAGTTTAAGAGTTGCTTCTAACCCACTGTATGAATTAGATTCTACCACAGTTTGTACGTCGTGTCCAGCTAAGAACATGTCGTTGATGTCCTTCTCCTGTATATTCTTAGGCCATATAACTACTTTACCTCCTCCATCAATGGACTTGGAGATTCTGTTAACGATTTCTCTGTTACGTGGTTCGTTATCATAAACCCAAATATAATTGCTCCAGCCAAACGTCCGAATATCAATATCAGACCCAGCCATCGCAACGGAATTGCAAATGAATGTCGCATCGAACGGTCCTTCAGTAATGTAAATGGGTTTTGTGTCATCGATCCTATCTAATCCGAATATTTTTGGGTTGTCCTCATCAAGCATGACCGTTATGTATCTTAAGTTAGCCAACTTGGCTAGGGATCTACCTTGATAACCGAACATCTTACCATCTTTATCCTTAAAAGGAATAATGATTCTTGCGTCATCTCCTCTAAGACTGTCAAAAGTTTTCTTCTGCTCATTGGTCCAAGCCTTAAACTTGGGACAATAATAGAACAGATCTAGATCCTTTATCTTTCTATCTTGGAGATACTTTCGTGCGGGGTGTGATGTATTTAGATCAGAAATCCTATCCAAATTGATGTCATTTTTCTTAAAGACTGGTGCTTTAAAATTAAATTTTGGATTGGGTACAGTGGTACCCTTACCAGTCTTACCATCCTTAAATTTCTCCATGACATAACGATCATGAAGAAGTATATCTTGATCCTTTAAAAAATTAGAAAATGTTTTTCCCACCCCACAATTGTGACACTTGTACACAAAGTCGTTCTTCATCCTGAAGATGTATCCACGAGCTTTATTCTTGTGTTTGTGAGAATCTCCACAATAAGGACACCTAAAATTAAAAAGGTCTGCCTTCTTCTTTTTGAAGAGGGTCAGACGAGGTGAAACAAATTGTATATATTTAACGTCAAGGTATGACAAGGGAACTTTTCTAAGATAGTTCCAGCATAGGTCTTAATGGTGGGATTGTCAAGTCGGCTTGTGACGGTTCTATCATTGGTCGGATTATTTTCTGTCCGATTGGACTAACGATGAAAGATATAATACTAAGAGCACCAAAAATAGTCCACATTTTCTTTTCCATGACTCGAAGACGGTCATCGACTTTTCTAATGTCACGTTCACACCCTCGTTTAATGCCGTCTGCTTGACGGTTGACTTCACGATGGACACTCTCGATCTTTTCGAAGAGGACACCATCTATTCTATCCTGCTTGTCAAGCTTCTCGTTATGGACAGCAAGTAACTGTCCCATCTTAACTGAATTATCTTGGAGAGTACTAACAACTTTCTCCAGCCGCTCTATAATAGCAGCGTTAATACTCTCGGCCATTTATCAGACGTTACGGATTGCGAAGTCCAGTGCAGACTGGAATGTTGCAGCGTCTTTGTTTACCATAAACCTGAACTGATCCTTATGGGCATCATCCAGTGAACCATAACATGCTGCGATTTTCTTAGCAGAAAAATTATCTAGATTCTGTGTTGATCCATCAGTAAATTGGATCTTTGCCATATCATTCTCACCAAAATTAGGAACTTCTTTAGTTGCAACTTGTACTGCTACTTGAAGAGCATCATTCTGATCTATAACTGTTTCTTTAATCATGTTATCACCTTGTAATTCTGTAGAGTTGTTCAATGTTTTCAATTTTTTGGTCTGTGTTCCTGCCTTCTTTTTAAAGTCAGAAAGACGTGCCTTCATAAGGATGTCCATCTCCTTTGTCTTAGACTGCATCTTCTGCTTGGCTTCGCCACGTTTCTTTTGTAACTCCTTTCTACGATTGAGTTTTTTCATTTGCCCAATCTGTTTCTGAGCACGTTCTGTTTCGTTAGGAACGGATTCAGCAATAGGAGTTTCTAATTCTTCTTTCTTCATCTTTCTACGTTGGATACGTGACATCAAATCTTTTGCATCTTTGGAACGTCCATCAATCTTGGAGTTACCCTTCTTATATTTACGAGCCGACTTAGTATTAACAAAGACAAAAGCAGGTGGCAGTGCAAGACCGCTACCATCTCCAGCCATCATTTCAGAAAGTCGTTTCATATCAGATTAAGTTCCTTGAGACACGTCTTGTCAATATCATTATTTAGGGATTCAGGCAGTCTGTCTAAGAATACCATGAATGATTTAATCACTGGCCAGTATGTATCCTCAATCTTATAAAAGAGGAGTGGGGTGGCAGCATCACCAAAGACATTATACAATAATATAATATGATTCAATATTAAATGCTTGCGAAACTCCCCAGTGGTTTCATACCGTCTGAGGAGTCGCTTAATATATTTGAATCTTTTTAGATCCTCCTCAAAGTCACTGTATGTAACTGATTGAGGATTATTATAATTTTTAATAGCGAATAGGATCCAATTATCCTGTGTCAATTCATCAAATTTCATTTACATATTATGTAACTGTTAATGTGGCAGCAGTTGAAATCACAGGAGTTGCACCTTGTGATGTACCGACTACACATCTGTACTTATTACCGCTGTCACCAGCTGCTGTTGCTGCTGTTGTGTATGTAGCAGTGGTATCATTGGTTCCAGTAGTAACATCAGCGAAGTTAACACCATCTGTGCTGACCTGCCACTGATATGTTGCTGTAGCACCTACTCCGTTTACATTAACTGTAACGTCTGAAGCACCACCATATGTACCAGACCTGCTGAGTGTCAGTGTATCATTGTCAGTGTATCCACCACCTTTACCAACTAGTGTAGGTGTGGCAGCACCGTTAGCATCAACTACAAGAGTAACAGTAGCACCTGATCCAGTACCACCTGTTGCTGCTATTGCAGTATATGTACCAGCAGTTCTTCCTGCTGTGTTTCCAGCGTTGGCAGCACCGTCAATTGCGGATGCTTCACCTGTTGGAACAACAACAACTGCGAAGTTCTGTGTGTTAGTAGCAGCAACCGATGCGTCAGAAGGTTGTGTACCAATAGAAACTGTAGAAAGAAAGTCACCAGCGAGTGTATCGTCTGCTTGTGTCTCTCCAGAGTTTGCTTCACCACCAGCAATGAATACCATTTGCTCTGCCTTATGACGTGCTCTACCAGAAGCATCGTTATAAGTGTAGTATGACCACCAACCAGGTGCATTCAGACCACGATTTTTGTTCTGAGCAAGTGCTGCTTCTGTTTCGTCAATATAGACTATTGTTTTTGTTTGTGAATCCGTAGCAACACCAATACCAGCTTTGGTTTTGTTAGCATTACTATCGGTACTACCGTATAGAGACATTGGGACGCTCCGAATAATTACTGTTTTCTACAACTTATTTATACAGCCCCTAGTCTCATAGCTTTCTTGACCCTTGCTACTAACTGATCATCTACATCATTATCTGTAGTTGCAGCATAGTTTTCAAGCATCTCTACAGCGAAGACCTTCATCTGTTTTTTAAATACTTTCCTTACTGCTAGTAACAGTAAGGGTTTTATTGCTAGAAATATTAAACTCATGAATAATATTTCTCCGCTGCTGTTACATAATCTCCTATATTATGATCAGCGACACCATCAAATCTAGTGTCATTCTCATCTTTCAATTTAATGACTGGATGAGTATGTACATAGCCAGCGAGCCAAGGAGGAGTCCCTGGAACAATGTCATTACCATGCACAAACCTATAATGTTCAAGATCCTTAATCCTTCTGCGTAGTCTGCGTCCACCTGGTCTAGGTGATCCAGCAGTCACTAGGGCTACATTGGTATTGCCTGACTCCCATAACAAGTCTGCAATTAAAGTAGCGGTTGCTCCACCAAGAGAGTGACCTGCAATAACAAGTTTCC